GCTAAAGTTATACCACTACCTTTATCGTGTTGGTATCCATCATGTGGAAACGCAACAGGAATGTAATGACTACCCTCACGTTCATTGATATGACTAGCATGATAGCTTGGTATCTGTTTACGCATACTGTATACATCATAGATGTAAACGATATCTTCATCTCTATCCCATGCTACCCATACAACTGCTGTTGGATGGTCGTAGCCAAAATCAAGACCTGCGATACGGGGGTAATGAGATGGTATGCTAAAGGGTTCACAGGTCAAAGTATCTTCTAATATAGGGAATATCAATCCACTACCAATCGTAGGTATCCCTTTACTTCTCATGTCCCTCTCATGTGGAGGAAGTGCTTGAAGTATTTGTTCTTTCATATCATCGGTCAAATGCTCTGCATCATTCCAACTTGCCGTTATAAGTGCCTGTCCGGGCTTTAAATCCGATGTAAAACTTTGTACTACCTCAGTAACACCTGACTCAGGAGTAAAGGTCATATAGACCATACCACGTCTGTCTAGTGTTCTAGTTACACACTGGGAGTATATATCTTGTGGTGGTTCTTCATCTAACCATATGAGGTCAATACTCTCCCCCATAAATTTTTCAGAACCCATTTCATAAGCTTTAAAGGCAACTCTCGACCACCCACCTGATGTGTGTTTAACAAGGACTGACGAATGTGCGTTAGGCACACCGGGTTTCCTTGTCGTTTCGCCAATGAGATGTTTAGGAATACTTCCTTTCCCTTTATCTCTTGGGTTATCGGGTTGCCCAAATAATTCTCTTTGGCAGATATCTCGTGTCGTTTCATTAGACGCACCACATACCCAAGCCCTAACTGGCTCTTTATATCTTTTACCTACCCACCACTCAGGATACTCTCCTGTCAAATGTATCGCCATTTCCATAGCACCGACAAAAGATTTACCTACCCTATTCGCAGCCATCAACAATCGTTGGTTAGCATCTTTACCAGTTTCGTGGAAGTTTGTTTGGAATCTGTAGGGCTTGTAATAGTTTAATCTATTCTCTTCTTGCCGTTTAGTAAGGGTGGATATTATCTCATCAATTCTTTCTTGTTCTGTAGACATAGCTATCCAAGACAGAATATACCACAGTTTAGTTGAGTGCGTCAAAGTAATATTATTAGTAAATGTTCTACTAATACATTCTTCCATGGGAATATGAGATATTATAAAAAAGGTGTGCGTCAAGGGGGTTGATGGGTATGCTGAGAATGATTCTCATTTGCATATAAGAATAACTCTTATAATGATTATAAATACTAAATAAGAATGGTTATCATTAACAAATAATAAAAATATTCCTTGCAATGTGTGTGGATGTGTGAACGTCTTTTCTCTACTTATATTCTAATATTCTTATATGGTTATTAAATAAATTACTAAAATTATAATATTAATATATTACTTTATACTATAGGATTCTTTAACGGTTGGATTCGGCAAAAACTAAAATTATAAATGATTATCATTCTTGTTTGATAATGGTTCTCAATGTGTTCAAATATTGTACAATATTAGGAAATGCTTATATTCTCTTATTTGATTGTTATATACCGTATATGTTGATTAGGTAGTAGAACATATGAAAATAAAAAAGTCTGATTTTAGGCTATTTAAGGGCTTTATTTGGGAAATTCAGTTTTCTCTAATATACCCGTAAGTCATTGATAAATATAGAAAATTGTTTTATGTTTCGTCTGTAAGTTATTGATTTATTTTTGCTCAATCGTTCAAACTTTGTACAATTTAGTGTTCATATTTTGTACAATTTTGGGTATCAATTTAGATATATTTAAATATCAATGTAAATTAATTTAATTTATTTATGTTTTACTATTGACATCTATGTTTTACTATGCAATCATTAATCATCAAGTAATTGATAGTCAGTTGTATAGGGATTGACTTAAAGAGACAAAGCGTGTAATGGCGTACCTAGGAGCGTACCACGGTTGAATGTCAGCGTAGACGAAAAATGAAATAACCGAAAAGAGCTTATTACCACGGGTATGAAGTGGCAGATTGTAAGATAATAAGGTATACAGGTACACGGGAATAGTAGCCATAGATATAAAGTAACTTATCTATCCCGTAGAGATAGCAAACAAAGCACTCCGACTACAGTTCATAGTGAGCAAGTTTGACCTTTACGGGAGACAATATACTAGTATTTATTGGTGGTTGCATGAATCGAAATATGAGTATAACGGGTATCCGTTCTGTATGAAATAAGTAAAACTAATATTTATGCTAGTTAATAATATTAGATGTTAGTTATATTTTTATATCTCAAGGGTATAGATTCGAATTAATTGTGCCGTTTATCTTATTGGTTATACGGGTTTTAATAATGAATTTATACCCGTGTTATAGCTATATAAGTCATTGATTTATATAGGTATAACAATAACAAACGAGGTTAAAAAAATGGATAAATATAACGCAATAATTGAAATGCAAGAGCAATTAATTGAAGATTTCAGAGATGAAATACTAGATTGTCACGCTATGGGATACAACCATTTAGACTTTTTAAATGATGTACATCCCGACTGGAAATTATATTTTAATGAGCAACAAACTCATGAGATATTTGACAATGTTATTTTTAACTAAATAATAAATATATACCCACTAACTTACGGTTGGTGGGTTATATATATAACTACGTCTAGGCGTGGTTATATATATATCAATAATGATATATAAAACAACAACATAAAGAGGATATAAAATGAAAACTAAGGACATAATTACAAAAGTACAAGATAAACTTTTATCTTTAATGCAAGAACACGGGACAGACTGGCCTAAATCATGGGCTAGTAGAAATGTGGACGGGTTACCATTTAATAAATTTACGGGTACGGTGTATGACGGTATCAATATATTTATATTAAGTTGTAGCGCAGAGGATAAAGGTTATCAATGTAATCAATGGGCAACGGCTAAGAACTGGAGAGATGCAGGTTATTTAGTTAAGAAAGGAGAACATGCAGAACATATTTTGTTTAGTAAACCTATCAAAACTGAAAGCAAAACCAAAACTGATTCAGAGGGTAACCCATTAGTTAAAAATTACTGGTGCAATAAATCATATGCCGTCTTTAATGCCGAGCAAATCGAGGGCTATGAGATAGAGAAACCTAAGACTAATAAGATATCTGAGCTAGAGTTGATTGAGACTGTAGAGCAATATGTTAAAAATACGGGTGCTAGTATACATCACGGTGGTAACAGGGCGTTCTTTACGCCTAACTATGATGAGATACACATGCCAAAACCTGAGCAATTCAAATCAACAGGTACATCAACAGCGCAGGAAAATTACTACGGTACATTACTACATGAGTTAATACACTGGACTGGATATAAAGATAGACTTAACAGAATCAAAGGAAAATCATTTGGAGATAATGACTATGCCTTTGAGGAGTTAGTTGCAGAATCGGGCAGTGCAATCTTATGTACATTACTAGGTATATCAGCAGAGCCAAGACCTGACCACGCAAAATATCTAAACAGTTGGATTAAAGGTGTTAAAGATAACCCTAATGCAATGATTAGTGCATTTAAATTATCGAGCAAAGCAATCAAGTATCTTGATGAATTGCAAAGCAAAAAAGAAATGGTTGCATAACATAATCAAATCTGTATAATGTTATACAACACGGTGGCTAGGCATAGTGTCTAGCTACCGATTAACAACAACAACGAGGTTAAAAATGAGTAAAAAATATTATGAAGTAACAGTCGATACAGTATATTCAAATCAATATTATGTGTTAGCTGACAGTCAAGAACATGCAGAAAAACAAGCAAAAGATAGAGCATGGGATAATCATCATGGAGAATCTATATTAGATGTTTCAGTAGCAGATACATACATCAATGATAACCCTGAATATCCTGACGACTACGAAGAAATTTAATTAACAACAGGAGAAACAATATGATGTCAGAAATATTATCTGGACTAACAATAATACTATCTACTCTAGTACTAGCTATATGGTGTGGTTGTATATGGGTAGACGTAATCAAAGGTGGTAAAAAATAAATAGGAGATAAATAAAATGCATAGAGATAGTATGGAGTATGAATTCGGAATGATTATAGATACATTGCGAGAAATGGGTTACGTTTCAGACGAGCAAATGTCAGAGGTTTGTGACATGTGTGAGATTGAGGGTACAAAAAGACAACAAATATTAGGAGAGTAAAATGAAGAGATATATATTAAACATGCTTACATTTGGGTTATACAATCGAGTAGACTTGATGAGCCAAGCACTGATTGATGCAGTAGCAAAGCAAACACTTAAGAATCAAGAGTTACAAAAGAGTATAGATGATATAGAGCAACCTGACATTGATGATGCAGTTGATACATACTTAACAAATAACTTTTGTCCTAGCGATTGGGAGTTAGTTGAAGACGGTGATATTGATTATAAGATTGAGCAATCAATTGATGAATTAAGAGATGAACTTGAATCAAAGATTGATGAGCTTGAATCTGATAAAGAGTAAAACGAATTCATGCTGCGTGGGGTAGCTGAATAAACAGAGATGTTATAAGGTAGATAGGTACGCATGAAGTAATTAATCATGGACATTCCTATCTACCACTAACTAGAGTGAGGAGAGTAAATGAAAGTATTAAGAATAGATAATCAAGGCGTTTTAAATGATAGGGTTTATAAAAATCTCGAAGATTTAAAAGAACAATTATGTGATTTTCATTCAATAGATTGGCAGACAGGAATTGATAAAGATAATAAAGATTACATAGATATTTTTTCATTAACATTAGAAGATATTATGGACCATGGAGATTGGAGTTATGAAATGATAACAAATAAACAAGCCAATAAAAGCCATTATATAAAGATGTATGATGAGTAATAAACTAAAGAGAGGATAAGTAAATGGAAACAAGATTCATAAAAGATGTAAGCAAAGTGTTTGATGTTTGCGACAAGCTAACAAATGCAAACTTAAAACTAAAGTATATGTACATGTATAGTGTAGAGGATAATCATGTCTTTAAACATGATGGAATCCTTGATGCAGATGAACATCTTACACCTGAAGAATGGCAAGAAGTAAAATACATAGAAGTTAAAGCAAACATTAAAGAGGATAAGTAAATGAAATATACAGTAACTATGGAAGTGACATATAGAAAAGTTGTAACAGTTGATAGCATATCTAAACCTTATGCTGAGAGAGATGCTAAAACTGTTATCCATGAAAGATTCCATGATATGTTAAAAGAGAATGAAATTTTAAAAAGCATTGAGATACTAAATAACAGCGAGGTAAAATAAAATGAAAGTAAAAGACTTAATAAAAGAACTAGAAAAATGTAACCCTGAATCAGACCTGATATGCTATTCACATGGAGATGAAGATTCCGTATTTTTACATGGTAAAGAACTGTGTGAAGTAACTTTTCAAGGATATGATTCAGAAGATATAAATGACTGTTTAGATTTCGGATATAACTTGCGAGAATCAAAACAAAACTGTTATGTATATTTAAAAATAAGAGGATAGTAAATGAAAAAGCAAACAACATTATATGGCTAATGGCATTTATAATATTGTGAGAAAAAAATAACAACAGGAGATAAATAAATGAAAGACATGGAAATGAGTATCGTTCTAACCATTCAGACAGATGACGATATTACCAAAGATGAAATCTTAAACACACTAAAACACATAATGACTAGAGGAGTTGAGATTGAATATAAAGACTTTGTCATTACCGACAGATATTACAAAATAAAGGAGTTTTAAAATGAGCAAAAGTACAAAAACAATAGAAAGCTTAATGGATGATATTCAAAAGCTACACGCACAAGTGGATGTTTTTACAAGTGGCCTAGATTATTTAGAGAATAGATTGTATGAGTCGGGCAGGTCTAGTGAGGCATTAACAGTTATACATCAAATGATAGACATTGGATGGCATAAAGATAAAGTCTTAGACAAGATAAATGATTTATCTAGTAAAGGATATCCTTGGCAGCCTGACGAAGACGAGTAAATAAATAACAACAACGAGACAAAAAAGAAATGGTTGCATAACATAAACAAATCTGTATAATGTTATACAACAACAGGAGATAAATAAAATGATAACAAGTAAATATGTACCAATGATTAGGGAAATCTTAAATCAAAATAAGGATATAAGATTAGTAGATGTTCAACATAAAATAACTGAGTATTCTAGTGAACGAACACTTCCTGATTCTATAAAGAAAGAAAAGGATAGTGATTGGATATCATTAGAAAGACATTTCCTACATGATGGTTTATTTGAAATGTGTGATTGTCTTTATGTGTTTGATGATACTTATTCATACAAAGATGTTTACAATACACTTAAAAAATATACAACAACGGGAGATAAATAAAATGTCATTCGACAAAACAACAGTAGTAAAGTTATCAGACTATGATTTACTTAGATTAGTTCATAACCTAGAAATAGGTGGCATTGATGAATTTAATAAGGAGTATATCAAAGATATTCTAGGTATAAAGTATAAGCTTTATGCTGTAGAAAAACATGACGGAGGTACGTGGTATGGTAAAGCTAAAAACGTAATTCTTGAATTGAAGAACGGCAAGACTAGAGACATAGGACATTTTGAGGATAGAAAATAATGGAGACAAAAGATATATTACTTGAACTTGGTAAGGGTAGTACCCGTAGACCTAGAGTTATAGATGATAAAACATTTAATGATAACTGGGATAGGATTTACGGCAAGAAAAAAAAGGAGGATAAACAAAATGATAAAAAGAAATCGTCATAAGATATCTTATAGAACGAGCAAGAAAGTTGCACCTAAACGTAAGGTCAGAACAGACGGTAGGTTTAGCAGTAAAACTAAAAGCAACTTTAGTAAGAAAAATTATATGCCAATGCATAGGTGGTCATAAATGATAGTTAGAACAATATTTTATACGGGTAATGGTGGAAAAGAATATGAAGATACTACCTCATTACCTATGAAAGAATGGATAACATTACATAATAGGTATAGGGGAGCTGACATCAATGATAAAGACATGATGAATAGTGAAACCCAAGCATTATGGGAAGATGAAGATGACTTCTTAGTAATAGAGACGGAGGTATAAATGAAATGGTATCAACAATACAGTAACCAATACAGAGATAGTAAAGTAAGACGTGCATGTGGCTCTAACTTTTTGGAGGGCATGGGTTTTTATATTACATTAAAACAAATGATAGCTGATAACTATGAGGGTGGTAAACCTGAAGTTGAGTTTGAGTTTGCGTATTTAAAAAGTATTTTAGCTATAAAAAGTATGCGAACTTTGGACAAACATCTTAGAAGTTTGAGAGCATTTGGGTTAATAAAGTATGAAAAGTCAGAGGAAACTGTGACAATACTTATGCCTGAGATTGAGGAAACACAAGACAATTATACCAAGAAGAGTACGAACAATGTACGGACTACATTACATAACAATACAAAACATAACAATACAAAACATAATAATACTATTATAGATATAGAGGAGATAAGATAATGAGTGTAGAAAATGATGAGCTAAATAAGATAGGAGCTAGGGTGTTAGATGAATGGTCAGTAAGTCAATTCATAAGTGCTATAGATGACTATGATATTGATATAGATATACGAGGTAGTGATATAGAAAAATTATGCAGAGCAATAATGGAGGATGAAGATGAGTAACGAAGATTTTATAAAAGAAGTTTTTGAGATTGCATTTGGTGATGATGCTAAATGTGTAGAAAATAATGAGCATGAAGTAAAAGCTAGAGAGTTTACCAAAGAAGAAGTATTAGAACAGCTAAAGGAATTTAGTGACATTCATTATATGGCACTAACAACAGAGGAGATAAAGTGATGAGTGATATAAATAATGAAAGTGTTGTTGAACAAAAGTATGAAGATGCTGTTGATGAGATAAAAAACATGACAGTTGATGAGTTCTTAACTTTATGTAGGGACTGGGGATTCATCTATACAATCTACGATATATTACCTAGTGTGGATTATATTATTGATACCGTTGCAAAGAAGAGGGCTAATGAAAAATAAATATAAATGTTTATACTTTCCAAATAACTGGCATAGACCTGATGTAGATACCATGATAGCAGTGCGTGAGATGTACGAGACGGGCAGTATTTCTAAGTTGCTAGTCAAGGCATACCCTGACGGAGTTGATGATGGTCGTGGGATATATAAGAAGTATTTAAAATATAAGGAGGTGTAATGCTTGAAGATAAAGATATAAAGAATCTATTTACAATGATGACTACTCTGTTTGGTCATAAGTTTAAGAGTGGATATGGTACAGGTATGCAAGGTAATAACTTATCTGTTACCGGTAAGGTGTGGAAACGTACGCTCAATGGTGTACCACATATCAGACAGGTTATAGATAGTTTGTTCCTGCCGGACAGTGCTATGTTTCAAACAAAGGAATGGTGTCCTGATTTGAGAGAGGTCATGCAAATGTGCCTTGACATATCGAAGAACATAGAGCAGAATATAAAGAGTAAAACATTGAAGATAGAAGTTGATGACCACAACGTAAGATTCTCACAATTTTATGTTGCGAATCATAAAGGTGATACCGATAGTAATTATCAGTATCATATAGATAATATAAAAAAATACGGGAGAAATAAATGATAGATAAAATGAATGGTGAGATAAACGGATACAAAACAATAAAGGATTTATGTGAAGATTTAAATAAGATACGCCATAACAATGACCTTGATAAAATCATTGGGTTTTGTGACAGGATGATTGAACGGTTACAAGAAACTGTGGACGGTGCTATGGAAAGCATGTATGAATCATTTAAAAAGAATAAAATAAATGGAGACTTATCAGATGAAACTATTAACTGACGCTAAGAATAAACATCAAATGGTACTGGCACACTTACAACATCATGGAAGTATAACTTCGTGGGATGCAATAACACAGTACAAAGCAACAAGACTGTCATCTATTATCCATAATCTTAAAGATAAAGGATATAATATTGAGAGTGTTAAGAAAGAGGGTGATGGTTGTAGATTTGTTGAATATATATTACACGAGAAAAGGGAGGACGCAGTATGATTGATAAGCTAGTTAATTTCTTTGATGAACTACCTGATTATGTACAGGTATTTATTATAGTGTCAGCTATCGTATTGTTTTGGGAAGTTGTTATTTAGTGGCTAAACCACCTAATAAAAAAACTAAACAAGCATATCAAAGAGCAGTTGAGTTTGGGTGTGTGGTTTGTAAGAAACATTATGGACTACGCACCGAGCCAACAATACATCACTTAACAGGTGGTGGTATGGCATTAAAGAGTAAGAAGTTTATACCACTGTGTCATGAGCATCATCAAGGTAATCAAGGCGTACATCATAACACTAAGGTATTTGAAGACAGGTTTGGTACGCAAGAAGAATTATTAGATTGGTACTTGCAAAACATAAACGAGTAGAATATAATACTCAGTAACAAATGGAGATAAAAATGAGTACAACAGATAAAGCAAAAAAATTATGGGATACGTTAAGTCCTATTGATTGTAGTAAAAATGTAGAGAAGAAAGGTAGTGGTAACTTTGTTGCTACATATCTATCATGGACATGGGCATGGTCTACTTTAATGGATAACTTTCCTAACGCACACTATGAGTTTGCGTCTAATGAAATACATGCAGACGGTACAGTTACAGTACATGTAGTTATGAATGTAGATGGAATCATTAGAAAGATGTGGCTGCCTGTAATGAATCATATGTTTAAGGCAGTAGTTAGTCCTGACGCTAGACAGATTAGTGATGCAAAGATGAGATGTCTTGTTAAGTGCATGGCTATGTATGGTCTTGGTCATTACATATATGCCGGAGAAGATATACCATCATCAGATAAAGATAAAGATTCAGCTAAACAATCTAAGAAAGAACCTAATGAAAATCAAGTACCTAAACAACATACAAAGAATGAAGTTAAGGATACAGTAGCAGGAGATATAGAAAAACTCAAAGCTAGTCTTGATGGTATCAAAGGAGAAGATGGAGTAGAGAAACTTGGACAAACTATATAATTTAAGAGCCAGTCAGATAGCAAGAGTCATAGGGAATGACGATTATTGTTCAAGGCAGAATCACTTTGCTATTCTGATTGGCGAGAAAGATGATAGACCGGTCAATGAAATTTATACCTCGCATGGACATGAATGTGAAAGATATGGTGTAGCTCATGTCATGATAGCTACCCAACTTGTTGTTGTAAACTGTGGCTCTGATTTATTAGGGCCACAGGAAACAATGTCATATGATTATATGTCTGATGACAATACAACAGTTAAGTTATCGTGTACACCTGACGGTTTTATTACAGAAAAAAATGCAGTGGTTGAGGTCAAATCACCGTATTATAAACAAGAAGATTTTGATAAGTATGTTAAAAGATATTTACCACAAGTATACTTTCAGCAGTACCTAACTAGGAAACTAAAGAAAGATAACAATGCTGATGGTACTTACTTTTGTATATATCAAAAGGGTAACACTAAGTTATATTATATACCTTACAACGAGGACTATATTAATAACTACATGTTACCAAAGGTAGATGAGTTTGCTAGATACTTATTGAAAGGTAGTCTTGATAAAGACTTCTTAACAAAAAGAAAAAGTAAGCAATCATTTATATATAACGGGGAGGTTCAATACAATGAGTGCGTTTAAGTTACCAAGTATTGAGTTAGAACAACTGGTAGATTATGTAGAGAAACTAGGCATAGCTAAAGCTGAAGCTGAGAAAGAACTACATAAGCTAACTGAAAATAAAAAAGTAGCCATGGCAGTAGCATTACTTAATTGCTCTGATGTTAAAGGAACACAGGCATATAAGGAAGCTATAGCTATGACAGATGAGGGTGTTGTTATGTACATAGATAAGATTGCAGATGCTAAAGAATTAGTAGGTAATCTTACCAGTAAGATATCAGCACAAGAACATAGACTAAGATTGTTTCAAACTCTAAGTGCAAACGAAAGAAGAGAGAAAGGATTTTATCAACGATTAGGAGATTAACATGTCAAAGTATGTAAACCTTGCAATTAAAAATGCAGATACAGGAGAAAGAATATACATTAAACTATTCACAAACGATAAAGAGTTTGGGGATATTAATGAAGTATTATTTAAGAAAGTAAAGATGATAGTAGATACTGAGGGTAGAAATGCTCAATCATTTATGGGTAATAGTAAATATAAAAACTTGAATAAAGAGGGAAAGGATTTTACTATTAATACTAAAGATACATATGAGTTCTCAGGGTGGTTAAAAGAAGATGATTATGAAAGTAAAAAGAAGATTGATGAACTGAAAGATGTATTCAACGGGAACGATAAACCATTCTAAACGGAGGAGAAATGGAAAAGAGAGAGGATAAAAAAACATACTGGAATGTATGGTATTCTAATCCGGATAATAAGGAGAAGAAGAAACAATATGCAAAGGATAGATATTATAAGTTAAGAGATAATATCTTAGAAAATAAACGCAGTAGATTGTCTAAAGAAACGGAAGACCAAAGACAAAATAGACTACAAAAAATGAGAGACTATTATTATGCAAGTAAAGATAGACAAAGTGGAGATTAAAATAGATAAAGGAATCCCAGTAGAATATACTGGGAGACCTAAGAAGTATGAAAAATATCTATCAACTATAGATGCAATGGAAGATGGAGATTCTATTGAGGTATATGATATGAGAACATGGGATGCTATTAGAAGATATCAATACACAGATAACTTTCAATTTATAAATGGAGATGCTAAGATAGTAACCAAAAGATATACTGGTAATAAGTATAGGATATGGAAAATTATTGAAAGCTGAAATGTTATCTCTTTTATGTGCTAAGTCTATGGGACTACAGGTAGGTTCAGGTAGTCACGACTCAGTAACATCAGATGACATATCACATTTTTTAGGTACTAAAGGATTAACGTCAGAGGAATATGATTTTCTTGTAGCCAAGTATACGGACAACGAATACTCTAGGGCTATGTTGTTTAATGATATATTTGTAGACTGTGCTGATATATTTATTAAACATAATGTAAATGCTCTAAAAAAATCAGACAGATTATTAATTAGAAGTTTTATTAACCTTGCTATGTCTGAGACCATGGACACTACCTGCCCTTTCTGTCGGGGAGTTGGTAGTGTTTCAGTTGGAAATAGTATTCAGAGGTGTAGTCACTGTGATGGTACTGGTCAGTTTATCTTTGATGATGATAACCGGCATCAGATTATGGAATATACAAAAGAGGTTTATATGGAATTTAGAGAACCATACATGAAGATACTTAATATGATTAAAGATATAGAGATTAGTGCGTTGAATAAGATTGGTGATGATTAATGATAGAGAAACTTAAATGGTTCAGTTCAGTTGTTTTAGTTATAGGAATTATACTCACCTCGTATAATATTTACCCTGCTAATCTCTATGTTCAGGTGGTCGGGGTACTCGGTTGGTTGTTTACGGGTATCCTAACTAAAGATAATCCACTGATATTTATCAATGCAATAGGATTTGTTGTGTTAGTGTCCGGTATTGTATACTCTTGGCAGGATATAGGGGGCTAGGATGGACATTATCGAGTGTAAATATACTACCCCATATCAATACTACCTACTAATGAGTAACTCTTTTCTCGTCCTTTGTAGGTAGGTTATCTGAGCTTTCAGGTTTTTCTTCTGTTGTTGCATCCTTAATCCCCATTAACTTGGGTGCTAATGTAGGAATCTTAGCAACAAGTCCCTGTAATTCTTCAACCAACTCAGCATCTGTCTTGTGTTTATTATCTTCCATATTGATATTAATATTTTGTGATGAGTAATTACCCAATTCTAATATTAATTTAGCACAGTTTAATCTTACTGAATCTTGGTCTGAATGTAATAGGTCTTCAAGCACATTGATTGCTTTACCTGATACACCGGTAATCTTTTCTTCATTAATCTTTCTGATTTCTTTTTCGTATTTCTTTTTGAGAACGTATCCCATTTGAGATGGATTCTTATTATACCCTGCTTTTTTTGCTGACTTAGTTGCGTTAGCTAATGTCTCTCCACTTGTAAAATATTCTACAAATAATTTTTCTTTCTTCTCGTCTGCTACTCTCATTCTTCTACCCTCTTTAGTAACCATTGTTTAAGTTTTTCTAGTTGATTGTCCGGCACTGGTACATCTATCCTAAATTTAATCCAAGACTTATCCAATACTAAACTACCATCTATGTCTGTTCCCTCTTTATCTCCTGATATGTGAGATACAATAGTAATTGTTTTATCATTCTCTTCTACTATTAAACCTAAAGATATACAATCTGCTAGTTCAGGTTTTAATTCTTTAATATCTGTCCACCCTTGTGTAGGTGTAACAGCATCTTCCCAATTTAAAAATGTTAGAGTTGGTGTCATTTCTTGTTCCTTAAAAAGTTTAGATAATCAGCACCCTCTTCTACTTCCCAAAATACTTTGATAAAGTCAGGGTGGTCTTCTGTTACATAAGTATTAAATACAGCGACAGCACAAGCTGACATCATCTTACATGGTAGATTTAATTGCTTTGCAAAGTTATCATACTTCTTGTACGAGCCAACTTGTACGCAATGCATAATTTTATCCGAGTTTGCATCTTTAATAGGACTGTAACCGGATACATGAGTATGACCTGCTATAAGTAAGTGGTCTCTTGCATTGAACAATGCGTGTTTAACAATACCATGAGCTGTATTATACATTGAATGTCCTCTAAAATTATGAGAACAATTTACTTTGATTTCGTGTTTAGGTAACTTGATTTTAAGTCTTGCGTTATGGTTAGAATATACAGTCTTTAGAGGTTTACACATCCAGTTGATTGGGTCGCCCTCCATAGCCCACATATCATGGTTACCTGCTACTATAAATATATAAGGTGTAGCACCTACCAACCACTCTACTAACTGCCATTGCTGTTCCCCATTGGTAGTTTGGTCTGCCCATAATCCTGCTAACTTACCACGCCTAGCCCAGTTGTTAGATAAATCTCCAACAGAACAAGCATACATACCATCAGTAGCATTGACTATATCTATATGATTTCTAAGTGATACCCAATCACACCCATCGTCATCAACGTGTGGGTCTCCTTGTATATATAATCCAATAGGTTTCTTATCATCTATCTTTATGTTGATAAATTTTTCAGACTTTTCTCTTGCTTCTTTTCTTTTAAAGACTTCTGTTCTTGCATTGATTAATTCTTCAGTAGACCAATCAAGATTTTCAGCTTCTTCTAATTCGTAATTCTTTATAATTTTAGGGTTTTGAGTTTTCTTGTTACACGTTCTGCACTTCCATCTCTTCTTCTGTTTTTCTGTACCACAAGAACCTGCTTTGATTAGATGGGTTGAATCACAACTAGGACATTGTAGTGCATTACCATCTTCATCTCTTTGTATGATACCAACTTTACTAAAGTTACCACCATTATTATGTATCTGACCACTCATTTATTTTCTTCCTCGTTAATTAAATAATCTAAGTACCAACGAGCTTTCTTTAAATCAGACACAGGTGTACCCTTATACGGAAATCTAGTAACATATTTTATAATGTTACCACGAACATAGTCCATATCCCATGACCGTATATACCTAGTAGTTTCAATCCCCTTTGTGTAATGGGGAGGATTACTAATAAGGTCTTCTTTCTTCTTGCTCATCAATCTTATCCATAACTTCGTCCCAACTTATTGGTAGACAATTAAAGAATACTATACCACCATATTGGTAGTCAAGTCTATTCTTTATGTTGTCCTTAATACTGAACCTAGCATTAGGTTCAATCGCATGGATTGCTTTGATGATTTGCATTTCCCTCTTGGTATAAGGGATGTTTGCACTCATAGTTATCTCCTATCAGTTTAAGCATATAGCCATCTAGTGATGTAATATGACATAACTAATATTAGTATAAATTCTAAGACTGATATCTCAGGTCTCAGATATTTCGTCCTTACCTTACTTAGTAAGAACTTAATTAAGTTTATCATGGCATGAAACCTCTGCTATTTCTAGCTTTAATTAGGTTTCAAAACACCCACTGTAGTCTTGTGAGTTTTACTTAATTCTTCTTGAAACTTAATCCATTTTTTTATTTCTTTTTGTTTCTTTGTTTCTTTCTTTACCACTTTTTGCATGACCAATACCTCGCTGTTAATTTAGATTTAGCAGTATCACACTTGTGTCTTGCTCTAAATGATTTACGTCTTGATGGTATGTTCTTTTTGATAGTCATGTTAGCGTCACCAAATCTGATAAGCTTAATCTTATCACCCTCTTTAGCTAATACAGCAAACTTCTTACCACCCTTTCGTGAGTTCTTTGGTTTGTTATATCCTGAGAATGTTTCACCTGCTCTTTCTATAGCCATGTTATCTCCTTGTTGCAGCAGAACCAAAATAGAATCCGGATATCGCTGCTAAAAAATGTGTATCTGCTGTAGTAATTACTATTCCACCGATACCTTTAAATGCTGTTATTTCTTGTGTGCTACCAAATATCCACCATCCCTCTTTAACTTGGTCAAGATACATTAAGTGTACCTGTACTGATGGGTCTAAGAATACTGCTAGTTTAGGTAGGCATACTATAAAAAATACTGCAAGTAATGCCATCCATCTTCTTGTCGTAGATTGATACTGATTATTATCTTTTCTTGCGTCATCAACTGATGCACGATTTATCTCTGCTCTTTGCATAAGATACTTCTGTTGGTCTGCTGAATCTTTAGATTTCTGTGACCATATAGATAGTAGTCCAGTAAATAGACTAGAGCCAAGCATTGTTATAACTTCAAACGGTATCATTTCTTTGTAGCATCCTCCATTTCTTTAACTAACCTTTCTCTTAAATCCTGAAACTTTTCTTGGTATTTGTCAAAAGATATTAAACCTTTTCTTCTATCCATATCTAAACTTTTTAATTCTTTTTTGTATTGTGATTGTAATCCTTTTATTTCTTTACCTTTTAACACAGCTAGTCTTTCTATATCTGCTGTGTTTACAGTCAAACCAAATGTACTAGCTAATGCTTCTAGCCCTGTTAATGGGTCAGAATATGTTTGGTATCCACCCTCTTGAAATGCTTGTGTTACTTTTCTTGATGCAGGATTTAAGTCTGCTAAAGGAGTTCCTGCAAACACTGGTACGTTTGGAATAAAATCTTTACCAAATTGAGATGTTCTGTTTAATAAAATTTCAGCAGGATTAAGCCCCATTTCATTAAATTTTTGTCCAGTAAAACTATCTTGTCCTGCAAAAAAAGCATCATAAGCACTTTTAGCTATGCCACCGGGTTGTAAAAAAGATGGTAAAAACGGTACTGCTTCAGCTCCTTGTCCACCCATTTCAAATACATCTCCACCCGGAAGTTTTCTAGTTATATCAAAATACTTAGCACCACCATTGTTTCCATTATAAGGTAATCTTATATTTGAATAAGACATATCAACATATGGATTTTCAAACATTCTTTTTTTCCTAAAATCTTGCATAAACTTTCTTTCATTGTCTTCTAAATCTTTTGTAGAACCTGCTGTTTCTCTCCCCATATCATTAGCAGCATACCCAAGTGCTGCTAATACTGCAAATTTTTGTGGTCTAACAACTGCTGTTTCTATAAGCAAAGGCATAACCCTGTAACTGTAAGATAAAAATGGTACTGCTGTATTTCTAATAAGATTTACATTAGGACTTCTAATATCATAATCAATAAAATATCTTATAGCATCTTTTGCTGCTTCTTCATTAGTATATAACTTACCAGTCTTAGGATTTATTTGTTCTTTTCTAGTTTTATATAAAGCATATCTAAATATTTTATCTTCTAATTGGTATATATCAGAAGATAATTTATCAGCAGGACCAAAAATCTTAGTGCCTTTTCTTAACTGACGCATACCTGTATCAAGTGCATCATTCATAAAGTCCCCTGTTTTTTCTGCACCATCAGTCTTATGAGTTTTAATTAAATCATCATATACATTTTCTAAATTTCCTTGAGACCTCATTTCTGCTGAAACTAAATCGGCACTCAATCCACCCTCATTATATAAATCTCTTAAATCTTTAGGTAAATCTTCTAGTTCTATATTACCTCTTTCATATTTAAAAATATCTTTAAATTCTTTAGATGCTTTAGAAAATGTTTTCCAACTCCCGTTTGACATATAGTACATAGAAAAATTAGCAACTAAGTTATTCATATGTACAGCAGGGTTGTATACTGTTTTAGTTTTTTTCCAAAATCTTTGTGCTTTAAACCACTTGTTTGCTAGTCCACTACCATACGCAAAGTTATCTTCTTTAATCTTGGTTAATAGTTCTATATCTTTAAACATATCTTCAGAAACAACTTTGCCATTTAATGCTCCATATTTAGGTATGTTATCTCCTACCTCATCTTTTATAAATTCATTAGGTATAACTTTGTACCCACCATCTTTCATTTCTTGTAGGGTAGCAAACTGTTTATCTTTTCCAATCAATGTGCTTTATAAAATCTTCCCAAACCTAATGTAGTGTTTAAATCTTTTGCTGTTCTAGCTACTGACAATGCAGCATCTTCTATTTCACCAAGTTCTTCTCTTTCTTTTTTTGTAAGCTGTGCAATAATATCATGTGTACCGTCTTCATTATCTTTTACAATAACTCCGTAGTTAGACCCTTGGTCTAGGTCACTCTTTTGTGCAATATAATCAGGGTCAGCTTTGCTTTGTACTCTATTTATTAACTTACCTCTTTTTTCTACATCAACGGTATCTGTATCTGCAAATTTTTTTTCGTAATCAGTTTTAATTTTTGTATCTAAAATTCTTTCTTGCCTTAAAGGGTCTACAATTTTTGATACTTCTTCAGATTTTACACCTGACTTTACTATAACTCCTCTACCTCTAACGCTATCCCCTCTTATCTTACCCAACACACCTTTAAGTTTTGCAGCTTCTTGTGGTCCTTTGGTATCTAAAACTTTTTGATAAGTTCTTCTTAGGTATGAATCAAGATTTGTTTTAAATATATCGTCACTTAATATACCTGCATCTCTCATGTCTTCACCTAATTTAGTAAAAATTTTTATTTTTTTATCTTTTAATCTTAAAAGGTTATCAACTACTTCTTGAGATATTTCATTTTTGTCTGACATTTTAGTTAAAATTTTATCGTTCATATCTCCACTAAATAATTGATATGCAAGTTTATTTTCTTCAGGTGTTAATTTACTTAAGTCAGTATGTAGAGAAGAAAGAGCAGATTGATGACCTGATATTGTACCTTTCATTTTATTCCATTGAGTATATATTTCAGGGGACATATGTATATCAGGGTTAATAGCATAAACTAACTTGTTTCCCATTTCTGTATCTTGAAATTTACTTCCAAGTTTTTTACCACCTAAAAAAGCAAGGGCAGTAAGACCAGTGTTAATCATATATTCTTCAGCAGAATTAGAATCTTCTAAATAATTTAAACCTACATATGCTCCACCTAATGCTCCTGTAGCACCTAACGGATTTTTTGTCATATAGTTCCACATAGGTCTTCCAACTCTTTCGGCATATTTATTAGCCATAGTCATTTGCTCTGTAAGACCTTTGTTCTTTAATAATTCTTCATCTCTTTCTTTTGCAGATAATTTTTGTAATCTTTGTGTCTCTACTTCATCATCTATCTTTGTTAAGGCAGATGATTCTTCACCAAACCCTAATGCTTTCTTACCTGCTAATCCTATAACACCCGTTATTAATCCACCTGATGCTGCACCATATCCTGCTTGAATCATTTTTTGTTCCCACATTTCTGTG